TGATGTTGAGTTTGACGAGAAAACGCACATCTACAAAATTAATGGCACAAAGTGTGTAAGTGTTACCCAGCTATTAGGAGATATGGGCTTTAATGATTACAGCCATATACCTGCTCACATTTTAGATAAAGCAAGGATTAGGGGAACATATGTCCATAAGGCCATTGAACTTCACCTTAAAGGGATTCTGAATGAAGATACTTTAGACCAGCAAATAGTTCCTTACCTTAACGGTTTTAAGAAGTTTCAAAGGGAACATACTTTGAAAACTTTTGCCATAGAAGAGCGCTTGGGCCATAAAACCCTTCTAGCTGCCGGAACTGCTGATTGGCGAGGGGAATTTGATGGGATCCATTCCTTCCTAGACTGGAAAGTTACATTTGAAGTTAAGAAAACATCGGCGCTACAAGTGAACGGTGGATATCCATTTCTTTACAATGCTAATGTTGCTAAAGTAGAGGACAGGGTGCCACATGGTAGAATAGTTCAAATTAAGAAAGACGATTATGCTTTAATGCCAGAGGAATTTTATAGCAGAGATAACCAAGACGAGTTTATGCACCTTCTTTTGGCATGGCATATTAGAAAAATGTATAGGAGTTAATTATGGATGAAAAGTTGAAAACACTAACAGACCAGAAGCAAGATATAGTTAGCAGCGCTGCTGAGATAGTAATATTTTCTCGAGAAGATAACGAAATGGCGAACAATATTCTAGTAGGCATAAAGGAAATACAAAAGCAGGCCAAGGAAGTGTTCGATCCTATGGTGTCCAAAGCCCATGCTGCTCATAAAGAAGCAACCAAAGTAAGAAAACTTTTCTTAGATCCTCTATCAAAAGCTGAGACAAAAGTAAAGATTAAAATAGGGGAGTATTTGCAAAGAAAAGAAAAGGAAAGAAGAGATAAAGAAGCTTTGTTGCAACAACAAGCTAAAGAAGAAGGTTTGTCTGTAAAGGTAACACTTGATGACGAAGAGAAAATAGAAGGGCAAAGTGTTAGATATCAATGGTTTGTGGAAAGTGTGGACGCATCTAAATTACCTGATGAATATAAAATGCCTAATATGCCTCTATTAGAATCTATTGCTAGGTCAGGAAAGGAAAAAGCTAACATAGATGGTGTAAAATTTAACAAGAAACCAATAGTTGTATCAAGGAGGGCCTAATGACTCAAGAAGATAGAATACAAGACTGGTTTGAACAGGGCAATACCATAACACCACTAGACGCTTTGAATATGTTTGGCTGTTTTAGGTTAGCTAACGTTGTATTCAACCTTAAAAAGAAAGGGCTAAACATAAGAACCACAATGGTTAAAAATGGTAAAAAACATTTTGCTAAGTATGATTTACTTCCACGTGGGGCAGGAATACAAAAGACATTATTTTAAAAAGGAGTGCTATGGATAAAAGATATTGTGTTCACGTGCTAAGCGCTTTAAATGTTAATTTTTGGAAAGTAGAAAAGGGCAAGGAAACGGTTTTAATGAGCAACGTTTATAATGAATTAGAAGATTGCAAAAGAGAAGCAAAAACTTTTGCAGAAGAAACAGGCATGGCGTATTGTGAAAATTAGTTTAGCAAACTTTAACGCAAGTTGTGGGGAGTAAGATTATGAGTAGAGAAACAATTTGTGATATTTGTCACAGAGTAGCCAAAAAATATACAGCTATCAAGGGAATAGAGGAAAAAAAATACAGTTGGTTTATCAAAAACCCATGGAATTTCTTTGAACATGAAGAAATAGACATTTGTAGGGATTGCTGTGAAGAGATAAAAAGAAAGGTAAGAAATGCAAGTTGTGGGGAGTAATATGAAAATTGAAATCAAAAACCGTTATACAGGAAAAGTAATTATTTCAGGTAAATACGAGAATATCAAAGACTGTTTAGGAAGGAATAGAGGTGCATACTTGGTAGGTGCATACTTGGTAGGTGCAGACTTGGGAGGTGCATACTTGAGAGGTGCATACTTGAGAGGTGCAGACTTGGAAGGTGCAGACTTGGGAGGTGCATACTTGAGAGGTGCAAAAAACTACGAACACTCTCACGGCTTCTTTAAGGAAATAATCAGAAGGCAACCAATAAAAACATTTACTCAAAAAGAATGGTCAATTATAGGACAGATTATAGTTCATACTCTTTGCTGGGATAGTATAAAAAAGAGATTTAAAAATACAGCTATGCCTATATTTAAGAAACTTGAAAAGGTGGGATATGGGGAGTGGGCTGATAAGTATAAGGAGATAACCAGATGAGATACATCTATAACACAATAGCAATAATGATTATATTTATCATCTTCAGCTTAATCTATGTTAATGCTTGGGCTGAAGTGCCTCAAGACAAAGCTGTAAGAGCGATCATCGGAGAAGCTAGTAACCAAGGATATGATGGTATGCTTGCTGTTGCTTGTGGTATTAGAAACAGAGATACCTTGAAAGGCGTTTATGGATTGAAGGCAAAACATGTTGATAACGAGCCTCAATGGGTTTGGGATCTAGCTACTAAGGCCTGGCTTGAAAGCAAAGACAATAGAATACACTCAGGAACCCACTGGGAAAATATCAAAGCATTTGGTAAACCTTATTGGGCTGATAGTATGGTAGAAGTTTATAGGCATAAAGATCATATATTTTATGAAGCACAAAGGTAAAGTAGAAAATGGTAGAGTAATATTGTTTGACACCAAGTTATTCAATATTTACCTAAAAACATTTGAAGGCAAACATGTAAATCTAATTATAAAGCTGCCTCATAAGCCTAGAAACTTACCACAGAACGCTAGACACTGGGCTAGAATGACATTAGCAGCCAAAGCCTTAGGAGATAGAACGCCTGAGGAATTACACTATGATTTCTGTAGCTACTTTCTCACAGACAAAACAGTGACACCACCAAGAGTGAAGGGATCATCGGAGTTAACAACTAAAGAATTTTCTATTTGGGAAGAGGAAATTGATAGAATACTAGCAGAGTTAGGAATTGTTTTACCGGAACCGGAGGAAGAATGAACTGGTTAATATATATTGGCGGTTATGTTGTTTTTCATTCACTGTTTAACATTCAAACTAAAGGTGGATACATTACTACAATGAAATGTGGAAAGTTTAATATTAAGCCTATAGTTAGTTTAATGATTTGGATATGGATATGCTGGAGGTTTATAAGATGAAGAAAATATTTGAGATTGAGTGGAGTGGAGAGGAAGGAGCCATTTGTAAAGCAACATTGGAGGCTATAATATACAAAGAATACGAATCTGGTAGGAGATTACAAAGAGTTAAAGTCACTGAACTACCACCCAAACCAAAGATTGAAAAAATAGATGCGATTGATTTATACCAACAAAGAGAAAAAATTAACGAAATAATAGAGGTAATAAATGAAACGCTCTAGCTTACCACCACTTAAAAGAAGCAACCTACGATTTGTGAAAAGGAAAAAGTATAATAATTCTTCTTGCTCCTGTTTGCAAGGGCATCTACACGACAGCAGAGGCGAAGCTGGGTATTGTAATGACCTAGAGATACTTAGAAAAACTAAAAATATAAAGAGTTATGAAATACAGAGAAGTTATGATTTAACAGTTAATGGAAAAACTATATGTAAACATATAGTAGATTTTGTAATTACCAACAACGAAGGTAGAGAAGAAGTCCACGAATTTAAAGGGTTTGCGACTGCTGTTTGGAATTTAAAAAGAAAACTATTTGAGGCAGTATATCCAGATATAAAATATATTGTAATTTATGCGAAGTAGCCCACCAGCCACGATAACAGTAGTGATAAAGCATAAACCCAAAACTAAGAAAGAAGCTAAACTATTTATGCAAAATATAGATATGATAAAGTCTATTGAGAATACAGAAGCTGTCGTAGCAAAAAAAAGAATAAAATTACCAGTGAGAAATCCAATGTGTTTTGGGAGGAGTATATGATTTGGATAATTTGTATTATAATTTGGAGTTTCCTACTAGGCTTTTATTGTGGTATGGTGTATTGGGATGGAGATTAAAAAGATGAAGAAACCAGAGAAGAAATTATTTAAGAAGAACAAAGGATTTATCTCTTTGACTGACAGAGAATTTGGCTACAATCAAGCTATTGATGACTATGAGAAGTATTTACCTAGTGGACAAGAAATAAATAACATTATAAAAGTCTTTATAGCGAAACTTGAGTCGGGACAAGATGTATCTTCGGTAGAAATGGCAAAAGCAATATATAAGAGGATAAAGGAGGGGAAATGAGAGAAATTAGAGAATGCACTGTGGCAGTAATTGGTGGGGCAGGTTTTCTGGGAAGCCACCTAGTTAATCATCTTATCAAAGACAGAAAATGTAGAGTTATAGTTTTAGATAATTTGATAACAGGCAGAAGAGATTTTGTTAACCCAGAGGCAATATTTGTTTGGTGTGATATTACCCAGTCAGAATATGAATTGAAAAAAGTATTTATGGCTTACGATGTTGAGTATGTATTCAACTATGCTGCTGAACCCTATATACCGGTAAGTTTTGAAAGGCCCCTACATGTGTTTGATATTAATGCTAGAGGGGCTTTAATGGCTATTAACGCAGCCCAAGACTCACTTGTAAAGGGATTCTTGCAAATATCCTCGGCAGAGATATATGGAGATGCCACCCAAAAAGTAAAGGAAACAGATCCAGTTAGGCCACATTCAACCTATGGATCGTCAAAGGTGGCAATAGATTATTTGGTGCAAGCTAGATTCAAAGAAGCACAAACTCCTGTTATGGCACTGAGGCAATTTAATTGTGTAGGGGAAAGAGAAACACACCCATACGTAATACCAGAAATAATAAAACAATTGCAGGATAGCAACGAAATCCATTTAGGAAATAATTCTTTTAGAGATTTTATCTATGCTGGAGACGCCACTAAGCTAGCTGTTGAACTATTAGAAAAGGGGCAATTTGGAGAAGTGTATAACCTTGGTTCTGAAGGTGGAATGATGATATACGATTTAGCCCATCTTATAGCAAGGCTAATGAGTAAAAAGATAAAGATTGTAGTTGACGAAACAAGGAAAAGACCTTGGGAAATATGGCATTTACAATCAGATAATACCAAAATCTATTCTGTAATAGAGGGCAGGCCAAAAACGCCCATTGAGATTGCTTTGCTAAAAACAATAACTGATTATCTAGCAAGAGGATATTTCTTTTATGTATGAAAGAAATAATGTAGTAAGGCAGTTTGAAAAAACCATAGCTAAACACTGTGGTGCAAGATATGGAATAGCAGTTGAAAGCTGTTCTTCTGCCTTGTATCTTTGTTGTTTATATTGCAATGTTGGAGAAGTGACTATCCCCAACAAAACCTATTTTAGTGTGCCATTTAGCATAAGGCACGCTGGTGGCAAGGTAAAGTTTAAAGATATAAAATGGAAAGGCGCTTACCAACTGAAGCCCTACCCAATTGTAGATAGCGCTGTAAGGTTTAGAAAAGACATGTGTAATCCTAAGCTTACATATTGTCTTTCTTTCCACTATTCTAAGCATATACCTATTGGAAGAGGTGGTATGATTTTAACAAATGATGTAAAGTTTACTAGGTGGGCTAGGCTAATGAGAAATGACGGCCGCAGGGAAATCCTAAAGGAAAAGGATAGAGTGAGCCTGAATGGATATAATATGTATATGACAGCTGGGCAAGCAGCAAGAGGGCTTGAGTTATTTTATTGGCGCATGTATGGAAAGAAAAATCCACCAGACATAAATATGAAATACGGAGATATAAGTTATGTTTGATAAAAATTACGCAGCCCATTATAACACAATTTATGAGAAGAAACCTTACCAAAAAGATATAGAGTTTATATACAGCTGGGCTGGAGAACCTTTAATTATATTAGATTTAGGTTGTGGAACAACTAACTATTGGCAATACTGGAAAGACTCTTATGTATTTGGAGTTGATAAATCAAATGAAATGTTATCTTTTAGCAAAAGCAATTTAATCTGGAATGGGGATATACAAACTTTTGATTATTCAAAGATAAAACGAACAGCAGATTGTGTAACTGCTATATTTGATGTTATAAACTACCTCCCTAAAAATGATTGGTGGCACAAGTTGCCTTTAAGAAAGGACGGAAACTTCATATTTGATATTTGGGATAAAAACAAAGTAGATAAAGAAAATTTTAAATCAACAACTTTATATGGCAATGGGGTTGTAAGATGCATATATCCAGAAAGAGTAGATAACACTGTTACTTTAAGGATCAGGATACGAGCCAACAACAAAACAATAAAAGAAAATCACACGATGTATCTTTATTCAGAAGAAGATATTATAAAATTTTGTGGTAAAGAGTTTGTGGTGGAAGATAAAAAAGAAACTAAAACTTGGCAAACTTGGTATAAACTAAGGAAACTATGAAAGTATTAATAACTGGCTCTAACGGATTAGTTGGTTCAGAGGCTGTAAAATTTTTCCATAGCATAGGCGCTGAATGTTTTGGGATAGATAACGACATGAGGGCTTACTTCTTCGGAGAAAAAGCCTCTACTGCCAAAAATGAAAAAAGCTATTGTTTCAGCTGGGAATGTGATATAAGAGACCCTGGCATGAAATATATTTTCAAAGACAATACCTTTGATTTAATAATTCATGCTGCCGCGCAACCTTCCCACGATTGGGCTGCGACAAATCCATATATGGATTTTTCTATTAATGCTGAGGGAACTTTAAACCTTCTAGAGTGCTTTAGGCAATACTGTCCAGAAGCAATATTTATTTATCTATCCACTAACAAGGTATATGGTGATAACCCTAATAATCTTAACTTTACAGAACTAGAAAAAAGATATGAATGCAATAAAGAAATTGACGAGAGTATGTCTATTGGAAACTGCACCCATTCGTTATTCGGAGTGTCCAAATTATCAGGGGATTTGCTAACACAAGAATATGGAAGATATTTTGGATTAAAAACAGGCATATTTAGATGTGGTTGTTTAACAGGCCCTAACCACGAAGGCGCTAAATTGCATGGGTTTTTATCATATCTAGTAAAGTGTGCTTTTTGTGATATGCCTTATACAATAAATGGATATAAAGGAAAACAAGTTAGAGACAATCTGCACTCATACGATTTGGTTACTGCCTTATATGAGTTTTATAAGAATCCTAAAGAAGGAGTAGTATATAATATGGGCGGTGGTAGGGAAAATAGCATCTCAATATTAGAAGCTATTGATTTTGTGGAAATGCTCATGGGCAAAAAATTTAAATATGATTATTCGGAAAAAAATAGAAAGGGCGACCACATCTGGTATATATCTGACCTCACAAAATTCAAAAATGATTACCCTAACTGGGAGCAAAAGTATAGTGTCAAAGAAACAATTAAGGAGATATATGAGAATTGCCATAATGCACAGATTTCCCCTTAAGGACATAAAGCAAACTAATGCAGCCATAGGTTATATGTTATCTGACGATGTTAAAAGCGTTTTAACCTTTAAAAAATTCAATCGCCTTAACGCTGTGACAAAACTTTTAAAAAGCATTATCTGGATATTCTATGCTCCACTTTTAATTTTATTTAACAAGCGCTATGATATTATATATTGCGATGACAGCTTTCCTTTCTACCCAGCGCTAATAAAATTAGTATCACCTAAGTCAAAGGTTGTTGTGAGGCTTGGAGATTTGCACTTAATGTATTATTGCTCAGGGATAACATATAAATTCTTGCACTGGTTGGAGAAAAAAGAATGGGATATGGTAGACGCCATATTCTCTATATCTAAAACCATGACAGAATACCTCCGTAAAGAAACAAAAACCAAGATAGTTACAATTTTAGATCCTGTTGATCCAATGTATTTTCCAATAGAAAAATCTGAATATAGAAAAATAGTAATGTTTCATGGGCTGCTTACTAAAAACAAAAATGTGGACATTATAATACACGCAGCAGAATACTTCCGGCAATATAAAGACGTTGTGTTCTGGATAATTGGAGATGGCCCAGATAGAAATAGGCTAATGAAAATGTCTGGGTCCAACGTATTGTTTTTAGGTTGGCAACCATTTGAAAATATTTGCCAATATATAAACCAATGTGCCATAGGCATTGCTGCTAGAAGTGACAATGTTGGAAATGACTATGTGGTAACTTCACCTTTCCTGCAATATGGAGTTATGGGTAAACCTTGCATCGTTAGCAGGCGTAAAGTATTTGAGGACTTAAACTACAAATGGATATTTGACTGGAGTTCAGATTTAGCTGAAAGAATAGAAGAGCTACTTGCTAAACCAGAAGAAGGGAAACATATCAGGAGATATATTTTAGATAACCATAATGCAAAAAACATAGGAAGGAAAATACTATGGGAATTAAAGCGAGTGTAATAATATTAAGTCAACATGTTCCACAAAAATTACTTGATGATTTGCATAAACAAACGTTTAAAGACTTTGAAACAATTGTTGCAGCTGATAAAGGTATAGTTACTGCAATGAACAACGCCCTGAAGATTGCAAAAGGAGAAATATTCATACGAATAGATGATGATGTCCACCTAGACACAACTTGGCTTGAGGAATTATTAAAACCCTTTGATTACGAATGGATAGGTGGCGTGACAGGGCCAACATATATACCTTACATGCTAAGGAGAAATAGAGACAGCATAGATTTTGTAAATAATAATAAAAATAACCCTATACTAAGGTGGCTATTTGATGGAGATATACTCGCCCCAGCTAAAATATATAAGTGCGGTTCAGTTAGCTATGGCTCTAATTTCCAAGAATCTATAACCAATAAAGAATATGATATAGACCACTTAGAAGGAACTAACTGGGCCATGAGGACTAATCTTATAAAGGCAGTGGGAGGCTTCGATCCAAAGTTTGATGGAGTATGCGAATGGTTTGATGATGACGTTGTATATAAAATAAAAAAGCGTGGGTATAAAATAAAATATAACCCTAAAGCTGTGTTATACCACATGGTATCCAAAGGAGAGAATTTCAGCGATAGATTCCAAGGTTGGGGAAGGATAAAAAATTATCTTAGATTTCACTTTAGACACAGTAAATTCCACTATAAGAAAATTATTTGGGTTATGTTAATGATAGCGTATTTTATAAAATCAAAGTGGAGGAAATAAAATGTGGATACATATTAATGTAGATTTAAATTGGAATGGAGTATACAACAATCGCACTAGGGTTGAGCACTGGGTAAAAGTAATGCAGTATATAAAAGAAATAGTTAGTTTTGTAAAACCTAAAAAATATTTCCACTTGTATGAACCAAACCCTGATTTATTTATTGCTATGGACGTTGGCAAACTTCAATTAGCTAAAGTAAAAGTTGGCGTTAAAGTTATAAAGTCTAAAGCTATAAAAAAGGCCATAGTAGAAACAAACACTAAAGACGAGATAGGCTATGGATATGGCCATAATAGTTACGCAGTAACTTTTTATCAAGCGTCTACTGATTATGCTATATGGAAAGCTTTAAGCGGAGAATACAAAGAGGGTTATGATAACGTAGACGAAGCAAAATTAATACATTGCTTTTTCAATTGTCTTGGCCTTACTCAGGCCCAAGAATTGAAAAAGTATTTCTATTGTGCTATCCATAGGGGAGCTAAGTTTATAAATTATACTGATGGAATGAGCTGGCAAAGATACTACATCAGACAGAAAACTAAAATAGATTTGGAGTTTGAAAAAGTTGATTAGTGTAGTAATCCCAACATACAGCAGAAGCACGCAGCTATCTTACATAGTTAAAAGTTTGCCTAGCGATGTTGAAGTTATAATTGTTGATAATGATAAGCTATCTCTGTCTGAAAAAAGAAACTACGGATATAGAGAATCTAGATACAGAGATTGCCCAAGCGAATATATATTATTCATTGACGATGATAACATACTGGCTGAAGGCGCCATAGACAAGGCCCTTAAATGCTTTATTGACAAAAAAGTTGGAATAGTTGGAATGATGGGGCTATACCAAAGTGATAGAAACAAAATTTGTGATGCCGGTTCTCATAGGGGATTTGTAACAGGTTTCACTTATTCACCACATCTGAATGAAAGGATAACTAAAAATTCTCCAGCGTTTTGTTATTACGCTGAGGTTGACGAAGTGGCTAACGCTTTCATAGTTAAGAGAAGCTTGATGGATGAATTAAACGGTTTTGATACTAAAAGATTTCCTATAGATTTAGACGAAGCAGATCTTTGCTACCGAGCAAAGAAAAGGGGATACCACGTAGTAATGTGCTACCAGGCACACGTGTTTCACAATTCTTATACCGGCAGCAGAATACCAGATTTTAGAAGATTCAAAAATGCCTACTACATGGGTAGAAATAGAATTTTATTTCAGAAGAAACACAATTTATCCTTAGTATTTACACCAGTGTTTGTGCTAAGCTATGTTGTTGTAATGATAATAAGGCTAAGATTAAGATTCATAAAACATTTTTTAAAAGGAGTAAGAGATGGCTATAGAAATAAGCTTGAAAGTCCAAAAGAATATCAAGTGTAAAGGCAGGCAGGTTGGAGATTACATCTATGATGACCTAACAGATACTATCTACTTTGATTTACCTTATTTTTTCCCTTGTAAATTCGCAGTAAAATCATTATCTGAAATTACAGCTACACCTGCAATGGTAAAAATGTGGACTTTCTTAAAATACCACAATCTTGATTGGCTTAGGCAACAGCTATCTCAAATAAAATATATCCAGAATGATTCTGTTTTGCTGCATGGTGCTGCTTGGGAAAAATATGGAAAGGGCCACTTAGCAGTTGGATTTGCTAATTCAGGTAAAACAACAATAGTTTTAAGAAAACTAGCAGATGGGGCCAAATATTGTTCTGATGAAAATGTTGTAATTAAAAATGGTATTATGTATCCAATATCAAGGAAAACTTCCCTTAATCCCTGGATAGCCAAAGAGATAAATTATCCTTTAACATTAAAACAAAAAATAGAATTTAGTATTGCTAAAATAAAATCTAAAATATGCCCCATATTTGAGCCTAATATTTGGGTTGACCTGCCTTATGAAAGGCATGCCATAAAACTTGATTATCTGCACTATCTAACAGAAGGCAAAGGGCAGTCGTTGCTAACTCTTACCAATAATGAATTCCCATTTTATACTAATCCAGTTATCCAATCTTATGCCTACGCAAGTGGGTTTGACTTAGAAGGAATATATGCTAAATACAAAAGAATAATAAGAAGAATAGAAGGAGGAAAATGCTAGAAAAAATTTGCATAATTTTGGCTATTAACTTAATATTTTATTTCAAGACATTAAAATTTAAATATGTTTCAGATGACATCCCTGTCTTTCACCACCCACCAAAAACTAAACATAGATGGCATAGGCTGTTCTTGTGGCTTAGGGGAGACATGCGATGGAAACCAGAGAACGACCACGTTTTAACCATGGGAACACACGCTTTAATTTCAGTATTACTATATTTAGCTTTTGGGGCAACCAATATATCTTTCGTAGCTGCTATTTTATTTTCTATAAATCCTGTTAACAACCAAGGTAGCATGTGGATATCTGGTAGAGGATATACATTGCCAACGCTTTTTATACTAAGCGCTATGTGTATACCTGTATTAGCCCCTGTATTTTTGTTTTTGTGTTCATTTTTCACTATAGGCTATTTAGCGCCGATAGTTGTAATTGGCACAAGCAAGTGGTGGCTAATTTTAATAATGCCTATAATTTGGGCTTTCTTTGCTAAGAAGTTTAAAACTGCAGTTAAAAATAAAATAGCCATGGAAACAGTTATAGAGGATAAAGTATTCAAGCCTAGAAAATTAATACTTGCTATAAAAACTGCTGGGTTCTATTTAGCGCTATGTGTATTCCCTTTTAAAATAACCTTCTACCATTCATTCTTGCAGTCCTGTGCCGGAAATGATATTATGAAAAAGAGAGCATATAGCCTTTGCAAGTTCTTCTGGATAGGCATAGGTGCTATGATAGGCTCTCTGGTTTATTGGTATCTCTTTGGTTGGGATCTAGTAACCTGTGGAATGTTTTGGTATTTTATAGGAATTGCCCCCTTTAGCAATATACGCAGAGTTCAACAAGAGATTTCTGAAAGGTATGCTTATTTTCCTAACGTTGGAGTTATGATAGCGCTGGCAGCTTTAATAGTAAATTACCCTGTATTGATAACACTATTTGCAACCATGTATGGAACAAAACTATTTGCTATTATGAGAATGTATCAAGACGATTATTGGCTAGTTGAGATGGCTACGGCCGAAGATATTGACGCTTGGTATGCTTGGCATATTAGAGGACATAAACGCTGGAGTGTTAAAAGCTATCGTGAGGCCCTTATCATGTGGGTAATGGCAAAAATAATCAGCCCCAAAGAGTTTAAGCTGTTGTTCAATATAGCTGTTGTAATGAAAGTTATTGGGAACGAACCTGAGTCTAAGAAGTATATCCAGCTTGCTAGAGATAATGTAATTCCTGGCCAAGAAGAGGGAGTTGAAGTATTCTTTAAAGATTATGCTGCAGGTAAACATCCGTTGCTAATTTAATTGTATTTGAAAAAACGTTTCCTAAAGTGCGATAGAAGCTTGTCTCTTTTATCTCCGTCTATATCTTTATATTCACCTTCGCCTTCATTAACAAAGATGTATTTTTCAGCAGCCTCTATCGCAGACTTTAGTTTCTTTCTGTCTTTACCTTTTAGCCAAACATACCAAACCTTTGATACTTCAGCTATAGCTTGAGCAACTGCAGTGATTACTGTCATTTTGCTTTTTGTTTTTCAACAGCAGACCTGATAGCACCTAATCCAAAAGCACCTAAGATAGCATATACATACTCTGGTATTACTATACCAGCAGATTGTAGTGCTACGGCTACTCCAATTAAGATTGCCACGATGTAAGTTTTCTTTCCTTGCAAGAAGTTACCTATCTTCTCTAACATGAACACCTCCTTATTTTATTAACCCTGTCTTTATATTTTGAACCAAAAGCTAATCTTTCTCTAACTTATGGATTATTTTCCTATAGACACCTTCCATTTCTTTTTTTTTATGTCTTTAAACTCCATTATCTCTCTTTCAAGATATCTAGCTAAATAATTTATATCTTTATTTTCCATCTTTATATCCGTTGATTCTGCCAAGAGTTTTAATCATCTCATCGTGTTGTTCCATTAGTTTCTCGTGGTGTTCTTTAGACCTGTCGTGTTCGTCTCTTACTCTGCTAGTAAAAACATCCATCTTGGTTGATAGCTTGTCTATAACACCTGCTAATCTTTTAACTATGAATATAACTATCCAAGCACATAAACAAAATGCCCCTATCGGAATGCCAACTTCTTTCACTGCTGATAAAAATTGAATCATATTCATGTTATCCTTTCTTACAAAACTACCAAAACCCCTAAAGTAGAATACCTAAAGAAGTCCTCCCACAAAAATTGTTTACCCCAACCAATTTCAAAAGCACCAGCTCTGATTGAGAAAGCTATTGGTAATGCTATTAAGGCATACCACTTAGCAAAGAACAGAAAAGGGATAGCGAGTAATAACCCATAGACTATCCTTGTAATCCAGTCCTTACCACCACAAACTTTCCTGAGCCAGCTATTCTCTCCATAGCCCATAGATAACACACCTATGAGGGGCAGGAAATATACGCCCTTCCACTTCTTTTTCTTTTCTTTTGAGGCAGTGTAGGCAGCCATTATGCTAGGTACTAGATATCTACGCACCCACTTATTGCATTGGCCTCCCCACATACCACAAAATGTAATTCCTAATACTGTTAAAATTTTAAAAATCAAAATATGTATCCCTTACTTCTTGGAGTTTGACCACCATAAGCCTCTGTTGGTACTGTTATGGTGTCAACATGTTTGCTTTCTGTTCCACTACCTGAATTATAAATTTCTTGTACTTGGGCTTGGGTTAAAGCTACTGCTTGATAGTAACGTAAGTCATCAAGTAAGCCATCCGCAAAATATAGATTGCCACCATTATTAGAATTACTACACCCAATCCTTCCATTATCTGCTGCTGACACATAACTAATCCAATCACTTGCTGCACCTGTTCCATACAAACTGGGAGTTGGAGTAATATCTACACCATTTCTATATATCTTTAAAGCAGAACCATCTTGAACTACAGCAAAATGCTGCCACGTAGCAGTAGCCGTTTCACCAGCACAAATCCAGTATGCAGCATTAGAACCATCAACCTGCATACTGACATAAAGTTTTCCTAAATAAGTAAATATTTTCCAGAAAGCATCCCCATCAGTATCTCCAAAAACTATAATATTGTTAGCAGCATCTTCGTCATCTGGATTCCACCAAAATGCAAAAGTGCCTACAGTATCACTACCTATGTCTGTAATTAAGTTGTCTGTATTTATATATTCAGAACTTGCAGAAGTAAACTCAAAGGCATCGTTTATCTTTCCTACTACGCTTAGATTAGATGTGTTCGTAGATGAAGTTCCATTGTTAGCACCTGAACCATCGTCAGTTACAACTGTGCTTGCTGCGTCGTCGTTACATTTGAATTGAGTATAAGGAGCAACTATAGGAGCTGCACTAAAATAATTACTTTTTTGTATTCTTAGTTCGTCTATGTTACCATCAAACCAATAACTGTCTACTATTTGTCCTAAAGTTAAATCCCCAGCGAATGTATCTGTACCAGAGTCTTGAGTATAATTAACTTGTGTTCCATCTTTGTAAATAGCATATTCATCAGCAACCTTACATAGAGCAACGTGATGCCAGTCAGTATCTGTTATTTCTCCACCATAACCAGTATTTGTTGTTGCACCCCCAGCAACGGTAAAGATTAAACCACTACCATGAATATGATAAATAAACCAATAATTACTTGCATCTTCTGCTTGACAAATATAACATTCATTACCTACATGGTCGGTGTGCTTTACCCAAAAGTCTATTGTCCAATCGTCAGTATTAGAACCTACTAAATCCCAATCAGCACTATCAGCATAAGTAAGATACCCACTATCTCCATCAAAGTCAGCAGAGGCAGTACCCCATTTCTTTACTGCTGTAACAGTATTTACATCAGCAGTTACTGAAGCATCACCTTTAGGCGTAGCGGTAGATGAATCTGGAAATGTTGTTCCAGCATCTGAACCGTCCATGTGCATCAATAATTTTGTGTTAGCGTCTAATCCTGGCATATTACACTCCTCTTAAATAGTTAATTGATAATGTTACTGTTTCCACGTCAGTTACACTATCTACATTAAAACCTAAAATATCAAGAGCATCAATAGAGGTAGTCCATCCAAACAAATCAGTGTCTTGAGCTTTGACAGCAGTTGAAATTGTTGGCTCTGAACCTGCAGTAATAGTATCTGTGTTATCAGGTGGAAAGTTAGCATAAGTATCTTTCCAAACATCAATCGCTATGCTTCCATAAGTATTAGCTAATAATGTCACACCAGAAATGGAGCAAGCAAAAGGAATTTCTAAAAATCCCTTAACTCCAGTTGTAATTGTTGCTCCTCCTCCATCTATCACAAAAGTAATAGAGCCAGATGTAATAGCATTAACTCTAGCAGTTGCAGTAGTAGCCTCGCTGGTAGCTACAGTTGCTGAAGAAGTCGCAGTAGTCGCACTTGTTGCAGCTGTAGTAGCGTGGCTTGAGGCAGTAGTAGAATAAGTTAACGCTGAAATCGCTGAAACAGCTGCAGCAGTTGATTCACTTGTTGCAACAGTTGCTGAAGAAGTTGCAGTTGTGGCGTAAGTAGCTGCTGACACTGCCTGGGCTGCCGCTGTTGTTGCTTCACTAGTTGCAACAGTTGCTGAACTAGTAGATGTAGTGGCATAAGTAGCAGCTGTGGTTGCGTGACTGGCTGCTGTTGTTGCAGAGGTTGCCGCAGTCGTTGCATGAGAACTTGCAGTTGTGGCGCTTGTAGCTGCAGCTATAGCTTGTGTCGAAGATGTAGTAGCCGAATTAGCCGCATCAGTTGCTTCTGTTGCAGATGTAGTCGCATGGCTTGATGACTCTGTGGCCGAAGTAGCCGAGTCAGCCGCCTCAGCAGCTGCGGTAGTGGCATAAGATTTAGCAAGAGCAATAGATGTTGTATGGCTTGATTTATTTTCTATGGCTGCACCTGTAGAATCCCAACCTAGAACTTTGTTTGCTTCGCCATCAGGAATTTCAATAGTAGAAATAGTAGAAGAAATAGGGAGTTTTAAAGAACGGTCAACATCTTCACCGATGTCTTGGATAATCATAACGGCCCTGTCTAAATCAGTTTCTAATGTATCAGCAGGAAACTGGTTATAATCATCGTAGTTGCTTTCTTGTTTTCTTGTAAGTTCTCGATAAATTATTAACTCATAAGCAGAACTTTTGTCATCCACAACTGTAACTGTTCCACCCACGCCATCTGAATCTACAGAAACAGTGTAATCAGTGGTATAAGTCAAATCAGTTTCTACACCTGTAGCTATTACCCTTGTTTTACATTTGATATCTGTTGGCGTTGAAGTCACAGTTCTAAATGTAAAATCAAAGTCTACGGTTGCACCGTCCATTGTAAATGTTACTTTTCTAGTGGTAGTATCTACAGTCATAATCTCCTCCTATTCCTATTCTCCTAAAAATAAATCATAATATCTTAATGCTGTTCCGGTTGGTAAAGCTAACGTTGGCTCTAACAATCCTCCTGTTACTTCTAAAACATCTTTAATTCCAATATCTTTTTTAGACATTTTGCTAAAAGTTGTGTTTAAATCATCTATCAAAGAAACGCTTATTGGTTTCCAGGCTTTTCTTCCTAAAGCCTTTCTTACACCAAATTCAACTATATCATCAATAATAGGAACCGCATTGATTGGGGCAACAAGAAGCTGCGTCACAACGTCTTTGATCGCTGCTTCAGAAAATTCCTCTTTATCTTTTTTCTTTCTTCTTCTTTTGTCAAACATTCTAAGATACAACTCATCACCAAGTTTCTCTACTCCCCTATAAATAGCTACCCCAGCAAGAGCATAAAGGACAGGTTGTATCACAGAATATATGGCCATCCTTTTGCCAAAATCACTTTTTGAAATATCTTTATTAATGTATTGTATTATGGTGTCAACCCTCTTCCTAAGATATTGATTAGTTGTATTTTTAAACGCTAAGAATAATCTTGTAAATGCATTCCTACTATTTTGGAATTGAGATAAACTGGAACTTAGCCCTGACTGTTGGGCCTTCAAGGTAGCTTTCTCAAATACTTCAAACGCCTCTGCTACTGTTTTGCCCTTAGCAATTTCAGACTGAACTAATGGATATCCACCATAAACAATGGCAGTAATATCACCAGATCTAGCAAACAAACCCATAAACTTAGTATAGTTGCCCCAGTTAGCGCTGAGTTTACCGGCATCAGATATAGCATTTTGCATCGCCTCTGAGTATCCTCTATTGAATCTAGCTTCTAGAAACTTGGCATTCTTCCACATATAATCAAAAGTTTTTATAGGGTGAGATAACCCTTTTTGATAACCCTTTACCCAGTCTACAACTTTCATATCTTCCATATAATTTCCTTGAGACATAAGCTGACGAACTAAAGTTGTAGGGTTAAAAGCTACCTTAGCTGTTACCCAGTTATTAACAGCTTTTTGAAATAATCCACTGACTGCATCTACTTTCTCAAGCTGTTTATTTAGGGATATGTTTTCTACTTGATCTAATAAAGTTCTATATACATCATCTCCATACTTTCTTATAATTTCATGTTTAAGTTTTCTATCAGTGAACATTCTTTTTAAAGTTTCATAACGTCTGCTTAAATGCCTAACGTGTTCGCCTTGAGCAATATGCCTTTGGGCCTTAGACAAGGCATCTCTAGGAACTGGTATTATCTTAGAACTTTTACTTCTAGCTTTCATCGCAGAAGGAGTTTCCCCTTGTAACCTTAAATCATCATAAACATCTGGTTGGAATTCAGATGTGGCTGGCCAATAGTTAGGTGGTCTGCCTAAGTCTCTACCTGTTACTTCTATTTCTCTTTCATTTAACACAGACCAATATTCTTTTATATTTTCTTGCAAATAATCACCCAACTGTTTATCTTCGTAAGTTAAGTTAGCCAACAGCTGGTCAACATGTTCTTGGCCAAAGGCATTGTAATATCTTTCTTTTAATAAATCGTTTTTTAGAGAATTGTAAATATCAACTAACTGCATTTTTGATATATCAGTTGTCAGGCCCTCGAAATCTGTCATTTGATATTCTTTCTTACCCATAGTTCCAAAAAGTTTTAATACTTTCTTCTCATCATATATTTCAGAAATAGCATTGGATTGCTCTTTAGTTTTATAATATGTTGCAGTGCCCCTTTTGCTTTCATAAATTTCAGGATTATATTTTTCTGCAAACGATTTTCCAAACATTGAGTTCATCATAGAGTATATATTAGAAAATCCCCTGCGATAAGCATTACCTGTCTTTGTAACGAAGGTATTTTTGTCTCCTTTAATTTTGTTCATAGAGTCTAAGGCCAAAATAGCATTATCTTCTCTAGCTATTCTTTGCTCAAAATCTTGCTCGTTCTTAGATAGCTTGCCTTGCTCTTTAAGATACTTAATATCTTTTGCCACCTGCTTATGTAATTCTACAGAACTAGAAGCGCCATTTGCCTTAAGAGATAATAAACGCTTTTTAATTAAATCATACCTGCTGGCAACATCACCTAAGTCATCTAATTCCTTCTGCGCCTTAGCCTGAGTTAATTTAGATTTGCCTCTTAATTCTTCAAGGGCCTTGTTAGTTTCATAATCATATTTGGCTACTTTCTTTTGCCCCTGCTTAACTGGTTTGACTGCCTTTAATTCCTTGTTTATTTCTGCACTCAAATCTCTTTTCTCCGAAGCCTCAACCAAATTCTTTATTCTTGTTTCAATGCCTTTGAACCCTCTATCAAGCTGTTCAGGAGTTTGCATATTTTTAATTGTAGAAATAAATTTAGATTTGTCTTTAGCATCAAGCCCACTTTTCTTTATATAATCAACGAATTCAGCTTGGACTGCTTTTATTTCCTGCCTTGCCTGCCCTACTGGAGTTTTATATTGTTGTCTTATATCTTTTATTTTATTAACTAGAAGTTTGTTGGTTATAACTTTTTTAGGTTTTGCAACGTCTTGCTGCACAAATAACTCAAGAGGCCTACCAACATCGTCTATGGTTCTAATAAAAATATTCCCATTTTCTTCGTTTACAGAAATACCTTCAAGCTCAAACCCCAACCCTTTCACAAATTCTATAGCTTTTGGAATAGAACCAACATCATCAAGAGATATATCAATATCATTGCCTATATCTTTTTTCTCAAGACTTCCGACTACTTTAGATTTAATGCCTTCCTTCTGTAAAGCTATTTGTATTTTATTAGCTAGTTCTTTAGTTGCTTTGGGAGATTGGTCTTTTCCTGTTTTTGATTCTAGTGCAAGTTCTAAAGCACCTTCCTCTCTGGATAAAAATACTTTGCCTGGATAAAGATTTTTCAACTCTCCTGGCGCCTTAAACTTCTTAGCTTGAGCCACAAGAGACTTACCAGCAGCCTTTACAGGAGGCACAGCAGCAGGCTTCTGAACTCCAGCAGCAGGTAGCTTCCCTCTTTTTGCCATATTCTGTCTAATGCCCTCTTCCATTCTTGATACTTCCTCAGTAGCTACCCTAAACGTATCTCTAAGTTCTGGACGTAATTCCTTATTAGTGGATAACTTTTTGAACACACTCTTAATCCCACTTAAATTCTTTTTGTTTTGATACCCAACTACTTCCTTTTTTGCTTTGCCTAGTATAATGCCTTCTTTAGCTATCCTTGTTCTCTTTTGCAAAAATGGTATAAGCGAAAAGAACATGCCCATGGTAGCACCCATGATAGCACCATCAGCCAAATCTTCTTTGGTAGGAGTATATCCTTCTTTAAAAGCCTGATAAGCTACTTCTCCTGCACCTATGCTTGCCATAATTGGAACTTTTAGTTTTGCTATGCTTCCGTATATAGTTCCAAAAGCTAAATCTTCTGCCCCTTTAATAGTTCCTTTAACTGTTTTTTCAGCAATAGTGCCTTCTTCTTTTACTCCCTCTATAGTTCCCCTTATGCCCATGCCTAATGCAAAGTCTGGTAATGCAGAAAAATAAGGTATTACCTTTGGCAACATTTTTCCAACTAATGCTGCCTTGGCTGCAACGCCTATCATTACATCAATAGGTATATCAACAGCTAACATTCCTACTGCTTCAGCAGTTTTTAGCCCATATTCTTCTACCTTATTTTTTGGAGTATACTTGCCTCTTAACTCTTTAGCGCCTTCATAAGCTGATGTGATAAACAGTTCTTTTGTTTTAGTAAATGCTCCCAATCCCAATAGCTCGTTAAAAGCACCTATGCTCTCATACGCCTTAGCACCTATGCTTTCTCCAAACCCTTGGATAAAGCTATGCTGTTTGCTTTGCTTCTCTGGTTTAGCGCTAACAGCTTTTGCTGTGCTTATATCAAAACTACCAGCAGTATCCAGAGATTTATCTTTTTTCTCCTTAACTAATACTGCTGTTTTTAAATCAAAAGGCATTACTCTATCTCCTCAATTCTACCATCTGGATAAACTATGGCTCTATTTCCTTCTGCATCCATCATTATCTGCCCCTTTTCTCCAAACGTTGTTATATCTACTACATTATTTTTTCTATCTTTCTGTATTTCTTCTTTCAATATTTGTGCTGATCTATCGTCAGCGGCATTCTCTTTCTCTGCCCTTGTAATTGTATTAACTAATACTTCCATTTTATCCGTTGCGGTAAGCCATCTAAATGTATTAGTCCACCAATTCCCTTTGTTTGGATTATCAATTTCCTCTGCTCTTTTCTTACATGCCCAGATAAGCCCTGCGAACCTATCTCTGCTTATTTTTGGATTATCCAAGACATTAGTTATAACATCAGTAACTTCTTTGTCAGTCGCAGATTTAAAAGTTTCCGTTAGAACATCTATGAACGGTTGGTTTGTTTCATCTTCTACTACGAACTGTCCGTTCCCTAAATTCTTTCTAAGTGCCTCGGCCATTCTATAATCAACATCAATAACGTCATTTATTTCTTCTTGGTATCCACTTGGAGCAAGCTCACCCTTTGCTATTCGTGTTGCTATATCAAACCTTTTTGCAATTATCTCTTTGTTTTTAACATACTTCTTGTATGCCTCATTTGCATCAACGGTTCCCTTAGCTGTATTAATTAGTGAGATCCTATCATCTTGGTCTAAGTAAGCATATTTTCCTTTTTTGCCTTTCTTTAATTCTACATAAGCTTTTTCTGAATCATTAAATATATCTCTGTTAACTACTCCTATCCCAACTTCTTTTAAAAAATTGTCTTTCTCTTTACCAGCTTGTGCCAAAGATAAAATCCCACCATCAACCTGAGCAGCTAAAAGTATATCCATTTCCCTTGATATAGCTGCCTCTTCACCTGGAGATGAATAGGCCTTCTCTTTTAATATGGCTACATTTCTATCATATTGTAAAATACCAAATTCTACTTGCTTTGATCTAAATATGCTATCCAACTTTATTTTCGCTACATTTGTTTCATGGTCAAACTGTATAGTGGCCAAGTCTTTTGCGCTTCCAGGACTCATGTCCTTTAGGGCTTCTTCTCTTATTTTGTCTGCCTCTTTAAGATAAGCTTCTCCAGCGTTGTAGTCTGGATCTTGTAAGGCTCTAGCTTGTAGGCTTAACATGCCCTCTGAAATATTAGCTTTTACAGTATTATATTGAAGAGTGTCATTAGTCTTTTTCCACTTCTCATAGATGTTTACTGCACCCTTAGCTAATTTGTTCAAGTTATCAGCCCTATCTACTCCTGTAGTATCTGCCACTCTAGAGGGCCGAGTTGATAAACTTCTTTGTGAATCGTATGTAGGTAATGTTGGCATTATTACTCCTTTATGTATCTATTGAATATCCGCCAAACCTTGATGGTTTATAACTAGGAACACTTCCTCCACCATAAGGATTAGTTTTTATTACATTCTTATTCCCATATTTGCCCACTCCATAACTAAGCATTGTTTGAAAAGCATCGCCCCAACCAGATGTAATAGCTTGCTTGCCTTTAAGTCTTGTTAACGCTGCCCCTGATAAAGCATATCTTTTTTCAACTTCTAAATTATATTGCCCAGTTTGTTTATCCATTTCTATTTGGGTTAATGAATCTACTAATACAGCAACAGGGCTTCCAGACATTGCTAGACCTGACTTAGCTACTCTTGCTGTAAGTTTACCAGCAAGCTGTCCTTTCTTTCTATCATACTGAGCGCCTTCTAACCCTTGGGCTGCTGATATTTGGCCAGCTTGTTGCTCATAAATTCCTGCTTGGCTTTCATAGGCTTTATTTTGAGAATATCCTTTAATTACTTGTGTTGCTGCATAAGCTGCATAAGGTACCCACGACATAATATACTCCTTATTTTGCCTCTATAGTCATTTGCGGCATAATGCTTAAAATCTCTACCGGCAGCGGATCACTGTTTTTAATCATTACCTGTGAGCCATACTCATAATTTCCCTTGAAGGGAATGTTAGGAATAACGCCAGTGTATAGCCCTTCTGGGCTTCCCATCAAAGTTGTTGGATCTCTAAACTGAATTTGGTCTAACGAGTCGGCATCACCACCAGTTTCAAACCCTTGGTAACTATTGTTAACTCTAAAAGATATATTGTGTATTCTTTGAAGTTTACCCTGTGCTGTGCCAGTTGATGTTTGTGATTCAATTGGCAAAGTGTATAAAATCTGGTCATAACCTAACCCAGCGTGTATTACAAAATAATTATAGTTTAAAGTTATAGAGCCACCTGACACTGTTTCATTAGGTTTATCTACACCACCATCAGCTAAAACTGTAACTGCCTTAGCTTCTAAATGGTCTAGGCCTGTGACATCTGTAACCGAAATGCCCCAATAATTAGCTGTATAAGCTGTAGTTGAAAAAGTATCTACTACTGTAGCGTTAACAATCGTAGTTGATGTGTAGGAACTTATTTTACATTCTCCTAATGTGACTCCATCAGAGTCTATGGCCCTTATCCTGTTGCCTACATCGCCAGCAGCAAAGTAAGCTGTTGAACAAGTCAAAGTTATTGCTCCTGCAGTATTTGATAAGCTAACATTAACAGTAGAACTAGAAGTATCCTCATAAGCTGAATAAGATAATCCAGAGTGAACATAGAAGTTCATATCTTGTCTAGCTGGGGAATCTACATTTTTAAAAAATTCTACATATTGGACTGTTGAGCCATTTACTGTTCTTTCTACTATGGCCCACACTTCATCATAATCATCATAGTAAGAAGGTATAACTGCTATCGATTTAAATTTACCATCGCCATCTTCTGATGCAATATTGCTCCATGCTTGCACTTCTTGGTCTACCTCTCTAACAAATACTCCAATGCCTCCACCAGTTTTTACACAGTAGATAGCTGGATAAGGATTTTGCTGAAACGCCATATCTATACAGCCATCACCTAAAACCTCTGGATTAAGTATTGTTTTATCAATTGATTTATACCCATCTAAATCCCAAGAATAGTATAGTTCCCTTAACTTTTTGCCAAATCTCTGGACGTAATAGACAAAGCTTCCAGCCTTGACTGGCCTAACAGCCTCTGAGCCCCAAGAAGTTTGCTTCTTAGAATTTACATTAGTAGGTGTTAACGGTTCTGATGCAGAACCAGAAAAAATTCTAAACTCTCCACCATAAGTTCCAACAACCAAATCATTGGTCGAGGCTAACCATTGTATCTCATTAGCTTCATCCGAAGCTATTTGAATATTTAAGGCGTCATCATCAAGAGCGCCTATTAAAAAGTCATCATAAACATAACTCTGGCTACCCCATATCTTTTGAGGCTCGTAGTCAGTTCTAGCCATAAATAGTCTGCTTTCGTGGAAAACTACTCTAGCTGGATAGCCTCTTATATCACTCCAAGCACCTTCGGCCCAAGATGTGGTAGCGCCTGTAACAGTAAGATTGTTGATTACAGAAGCTGTTAATACAGTTGTGCTTATAACATCATCCACCTGTATATATCCTTGGATAGCTAATCCTGTTGTGGCATCAGTGGATGTAGAGCCTAGCTTCCAATAAGTATCTTGATGGCCTAGTGTAGAACCAGAAACTGTAAACAGAGCAGAGGAAGCAGTTACATTAATTGTTCCAGAAGAATCGCTGACTGTTAAAGTTACAGCGCTGGTGTTGTCGTCAGAGAAAGGCCCACCTAGAAATGTTAAGTCTGCTAATGTCCAATTGTTAGACGATACCCTTGTAAGCTTTTGAGGATTGTGATCTGGATGAGTTAAATATATAACATCATTTAGCTGAGCAAACTGAACATCAAATAATTCATCTTCAGTAAAGGTATGCGCTAGTTCATAAGCTGTGGTGCCGGTTGTTACAACCACTCCTTGCTGTGCATAAAAACGAAAGTATGAATCTCCAAACTCTATAACATAGGCGTCATCTCTATTAAATATAAATTCTAAAAGGCGAGTTTGTTTTGAAGAATCTTTAACTGTTGCCACGTATTGAGTTCCTGGAGATGATATGGCAGGGCCTGAAGGTTTAATAAAAAAGTTCTCTACTGTTTCGGCTGCTGCGTAGTATTGGGCAATGTCAGATCTGCCATGTAAAGAAGCGCCAAATTCTCCGCCAACGAATGAAGTAATAATAGGATCTAGTCTAGCCATAATTATACTATGCTTGTGTGTTCATACCAAGATAAAGCCAACAATACTACGTTTGCGTTAACACCATTTGTATAACTGAACAAATATTGGCTATTTTGTTTTAAAATAAATTCATAACTAGTTTCCCTTGATATTGTGTTTCCCTTGCCAGTTCCTAGGATAGCGTTTAAAACAGTTGTTCCTCCTGTTACTGTAATTAGATCTGCCCCTGTCATCCCTCTTAAACAAGTAGCCCCTGATGTCACTGTTGTGTTCCTATTATGTTTTATAGCACTAAGGCCACTACCGCCATAAATATCGGATATATCTTCTTTCATATTAAATATGCCATCTGCTGTGGCTGTAAGCTGCCAAGTAACGTGAAGCCATTTTGCAGTGTCAGGTGTTAATAACGAAAATGTAGCTACCTCAGCATTTGAAAGAGCATAATTCATTCCAGCTCTAAAAACATTTCCTTCGTGAACCTCGTGGTGTGCATAATCTATAGAAGTTAAGGCGCCAGACGCCTTATCTATTTTTACAGGATAAACTGTAGAATTAGCGTTATCTGCTTTAGCCCATAGAGTTACCGACTTAGCATCTAACGTTGGCTCATCAAATTTCTGATATTTGGTAGGTTCGTCAGCCATTTATCTCCTATGCGTTATTCCACCCACTGCCACTTTGGTTACCATGCTTAGATAATTCCCACTCATCATCTTTCAAATATTGCTGTTTTCCTAACTGTGCGTTCTCGGCCAAAGCCTTAGGCAAAGATACCTTTTCATATTTCTCAAGCATTGCCGTAGCCTTAGTTGTTGAATTTACAATTGTAAAAGCTATATCCGAAGATAACTTATCAGAGAAAGCTTCTATGAAGGAAGAAGCATATTTAGTTGGAGAGTCAAGGTAATATACATATTTAATGCCTAACCCAGAAGTGTCAGAAATTATATATTCGCCCTCTAGCCTCCAAATAGCGTCATCATCATTAGTTCCAAATATTCTAATACAATCATTAGGCCTTTGGTAAACGTAGCTTTCGCTATCCCTTGTATAATACCAAGCAAGAGTTGCACTAAGTGTTCCAAGCAAGGCCCTCTTAGTAGCAAAAGCCCAACAGCATTCGCTGAGAATGCTTCTTAGGGCAGACTCATAAACCCTGTTAACAGTTCTAGCCTGTCTAGTGTCATCTGTTAAGTTTACTAAAGGATTAGCTCCAACAAGAGTTAATGATTTATTACATATATCAGTTTTTGATAGTGCCATAGTTTACCCCTTTTTTTCTACAAGCCATTCGAACCCATTTGGGCTTACCTCATATTCCTTAAAGTATTTATCAACTGCAGGCTTGACTCCGTCTTTATGGTAGTCATCACCAGCGATTATTCCACCCTTGCGAACCTTAGGATAATATTTTTCTATATCTTCAAGACAGCCTTCATAACTATGGTCGCCATCTACAAATATAAAATCAAAATGTTCATCAGGAAACTTATCAAAAGCTGTGCCAGACTTCTCTTTATAGAATGTAGTTTTTAAAGGTAAATCAGCCATTAGCATCTGGGCCATATTGAATGGAACATCATTTGCCATTTTGTCAGCTTCTGTTATAACATTCTCTGGAACAGTTGCATACGGATCTATCAAATGTAACTCTTTTGGTTTCAATCTATGCCCTAATCTCCAAGCGTTCTCACCAAAAGAAACTCCAATCTCTGCTATTCTATTTATATCTTTTAATCTTTTTTCAACTTCAAGAATGCTCCACCTATAATTTATTCCTTGTATGATTACGGCTTTGCCTGTAGGTGTGTGGATGCCTTCATTAAACTCTTGGGCCTGAACATTAAACCCACTCTGTATCAAGTGTATCATTGATGGAGTTACAAATATAATATATGGTTCTGCCCCTTGGATTTCCGGTTGCGCTCCGCTCCAAACTTTACACTTCCAATACTTTGTTTTAACTGTTGCTAATCCTTCTATATCTACTTCATGTGCCATGTTTACTCCTTATTTAATCCCACCATCTAGTCCGTAAAATAATCCTAAGAGGGGAGATTGCCCTCCCCTCCGGGATTAAATGAGCAAGCCTATGTATAGCGAACCACAGACTTTAGTGTTCCAGTTGTCATCGTCCAGTTGTTCAACCTAACAACGATGTCTCCAGTTGTTCCAGATGTAACCATTTGCAAACCATCAATCTTCATTTCATTCTGAAGAGTAGTAGTTGCTCCACCTAGAGCCCCACCACTTGGGAATGACAATGTTGAAAGAGTCAAGTTATGCGAAATGTCCTCTGCTGGAGAGAATGCATCTACATCACCAAGATGTCCAATAGAGATTGTTCCACTTGTTTGAGATGCACCAGTCTCGACCATAATGTCAATACTAGTGATCTTCTTATTGTCAGGAACTTTGGCAATAAGAATTGTGGTGTTGGTCAGAGTGATGTTAGTTGTAAGTGTGTAGCTATCCAACCAAACTTTTTCCACTGTCTTGATGTAACCATCTGATATGTAGTTATCTCCTGAACCACCAGCATCATATTTGGTTACATTAACGCCTTTTACATTGTTTGTAGCCATGTGAGCCTCCTTTTGCCTATAGCAAAATTAATAAAAATTTACCTAACACTCTGTTAGGCGTTACCAGAAACTACTCTTGCTTCTTCTAACCTAGTTGCACCAACGTTCAACTCATAGTAAACTTGCCAAGAATATGAAAGGTCAGCCCTTTCATCAGTTCTAACTAATGGAGCGTCAGCTAAAGCCAAACAAACACCATAGCGTTGGAAAGCTATGCAAGAGTAATTAGCAGCTGTAGCGTTCCCACCTGAGATGCTAGCCATTCTGGTTGACTGAATCCATTTGAATCCCATAAAGGTATCAATGTCTCCATTAACCAATGCTTTAACTGCGTTGTAATCTGATGATGTTAACTGAGATTGCTGTAACATTACTGAAAGAACCGTAGGAGTAATTACTGCTATTCTATCATCCTCTTCTACATCGCTATCATCAAATTCCTTCTTGATGTCTGCTATGTTTGAAAGATATAGATATCCAGCAGTTGTTGCTACAACATTAGAGTGTGTTACAGAACTTGAACCAGTTTCTCCGTAGTTTGCTGTTCCTACTGCTGCGTTAAGAATTGTCAAATCAATTCTTCGGCCTAGAGAAGATGCTGCTGCTAAAGTGTAAGCAGACTTAGGATCAGAGATAGTGCGAAGCTCATCGCCTCTATCTAACATACGGTTATCATGGTAATCAATCATGGTTCCCATACGTCTGGCTAGGTTTGGATCGTTGTTAGGAGTGGCTACATTTCGTCCACCCTTAACAGACATCGACCATTCACCAATCTGATCTTGGAAGAAAGTTTTGCCCCTTACGTTTGGTTTAATGTAAACATAAGGCAGAAGTTTAGCATACTTCTGTTGGGCAAGTTGCATCATGTTACGAGAATACGCTTGCGCATATACCGTACTTTGAGTATCAGCCATTTGAACCCTCCTTAAAAGGTGTTTGCTTCTAAAAGATTAGTTGTCCTTATGGGCTAATCCATCTTCGGCCTTGTTGCAGGTCTCAATGAGATTATCTGCTAATAACTCAAAAACGCACAGGGCCACTTGGTTGTCCTATGTGTTCAATAATTTCTTATTCTTAATAGAGTAAAGACTATTTACATAGTCAATGGCTCTATCTCTTTCCATTCTTGAAGCTTTCTCATTGTTGTAAGGGTGATCTTTGTTGTTCAGAATGCTATCAATTTCTACTTGTGCATCCTCTGGAGACTTAGCAAATTTCTTATATTCAAACCCACCAATCTTATTCTCGGCAAACTGTGTTCCCATCTTAGCCAAAAACTTAACTCCCTTAGGATCTGCCAACATAGCTGCTGTCAAGAACTCTGCTGTTTCTGGATCTCCAGAAAATCTTTCTATAACAGTTCTTCCTAAATCAATATTACTATCGTAGGCATCACCCCACTCTTCCTTGAGAGAATTTCTTAATGTATTAATCTTCTGGGTGTAATCTTGGACTTGCTTGTTGTAGGCCTCTGTTGATACTCTATTGTAAGTTTCCCAAAGATTCTTTGCTTGAGAAGGAGTAAGCTTATTAGAGTGCATCAGCTCTGCAAACTCTTTTTTGTTCATTACGCCTTCTTTCAAAGCATCTGGAACAGCTTTATCTTCTAAACCATATCCCTCAGCTTGTGCCGGGATGCCCATAGCTGTTGAATATCTTGCCCAACCTTCAACATCTTCAGGGCCTTTAGGTATTGGAACTTTCTCGTGGCCTAAAAGCTTCTCTAAGTTTAGATGGCTTTCAGTGAATTTATTAAATCCCTCTTGTGTATCTTCAAACTTTTGAACTGCGGCACTATTGCGATAATCGTCTTTAAGAGCTACCTTCCAATTGAATGTCTTGGGTGGCTCTGGTGTTGGCTCTGACACTGGTGTTGGCTCTGACACTGGTGTTGGCTCTGACACTGGTGTTGGTGCTGGTGTTGGCTCTGGCTCAGGAGCTCCGCCTCCATCTGGAACAATATAGTGTGTAAACAAACTAAACATTGGGCTTAGTTGTCCTAATAAAAGGGCTAAGTTATCCATCTTACATTTCCTCCTTCTGCTTTACCATTGCTACTATCTCATCTGGAGATAGCTTCATTATAGATTTTATGGTAGCGACAACCTGTCTCTTCCCATCGTTAATCAAAGTCAGATCTCTATTCTGTGCATCCCACACAGAACTATACCAACCACAAGACTCCTCTAAAAAGTTCATCAACTCTTTGCCCTGTGGTGTTCCAAAGATAAAAATTATATCTTCCTTTAAAACCTTGACATAACTTCTGTCTATTAGTTTTGACATTTGGCTCCTTTCCTTACTAACCAGTCACAACCTAGATTTTTGTAATCTCCAAAGTATTCTTTAACAGCTGTGTTCACTCCATTACAACCGAGATCGTGTCCAGCCATTACAGAGCCTACTCTTACCTTGGGATACCAGCTTTTCAGATCTCTAAGAACATTCTCATATTCATGTTGAGCGTCTATGTAAACGTAGTCTAAGCTGTTGTCCTCAAACATTTCGCTTGCTTCCTTAGAGTCTTTGATAATCCATTCTATCCTGTCGTTGTATTTAGCTAAAGTTTCTTTTGTCTTTTCAATAAACGCATCTCTTTGCTCTTTTGAAAATTTATCTCCCTCAAATTGGAAGGTTGTATTATTCACATCAAAAGAGTCTACAAGGTAGAGTGTCATGTAAGGGAATCTTGTTAACATATTTAGAGCGTTATCCCCTCTACAAACTCCAACCTCTACACACTTGATGCTATGAGCAAACTCTTTAAAGCTGCTTCTCATTTGCTTCTTCTTCCTCTTCCTGCCCCTCGGCCCCTGCCTCTAGCTGGTTTTGGATCGCCTTTCTTTCCTACTCTTGGTGTTCCACCACAACTTCCCTTTGTCGCTGCCATATTTAACCTCCTCTTTTTGCGTCTGCTAAATTCTTCTCAACCTTACTTGCTCCCTCTACAGCCTTTACCCCTTCGCTAATCATCATCATTTTCTGGGTTTCAGCTTGCTGTTGGGCTCTATTTTCTCTAATTTTAGCCACCTCTTCATCGTCTCTAAGAATATGAACAGGCGCTCCTGTGATGCCCCAAACTTGGTCAACTGTCTTGTCTGGGTTAACCTTGTCTAATACTTCTGGGCTTATCTGGGCCATCTGGCCTACAACCTGTAAGGCTGTCATTAAACTATTCATCTCTGTTCTCTTTTGGGCCTGAGCTAACATTGATACATACTCAATCTCATAGCGAGGATCAGTAACCATTTCGTCTGGTGGTTCTGGGAGCCTACCGGCTCTGAACAAGATACCTATTGACCTCTTGATTATAGGATCTAATACTTCACCCATGTATCTGCCAACTGCTGGGCCTAACAAAGTCATCTTCTCATTGATGCGTTCCATTATCTCAGGGTTGTTCATCTGCTTAGTAACCTGTGAGAAAGCTAAGAACACATCATTATACATAAGAGTTTTTACTTTATGGTTATAATACTCTAGGGCTGTTAGACCTACCTCTGGATTTCCTGTATTAGCAAAAGGAAAGATACTCTTAGAATCCATTGATCCTGCCTTATAATAGTTAATTGCTCTTGGGTTTCCGTTGAATGGCATGATGAATGAATTGTTAGGAACTGCTATAGGCGGATCTGTGTGCTTCATCATTGTTCGTAAGTTAGTCTTGGCTATTGTGTTGGCTATTCTAGCCATAGGCAAAGCTTTCATAGCTGGGCTGAACCCCCAAGGAATAAAGCTTCTCTTGTTAAACCTATGAGCCATAGCTGGCATTTCGTTGTATCCGCCCTCTTCAACTATTGTCTTTGCTGTTTTATCTACCCACAAGGCTTCTATTGGCATGTTCTCTTTATTCTTTTGGTCAAACTTCCTTCTAGCCCTTTCACCAATATACAGAATGTATGGATATTTCTTGTCGGCCTTGCGATCATTCATTTTAAGCTTCATCTCAGTAGTAAGCTTTTCCTCTCCAAATCTAGTCAAGGCCTGATGAGGAGTATACTCAAAAGTGATATAGTATTCAACAACTCGGCCTCTACCATCCTCAACTATCCCAACTTGTTTAAGTGGGAGATTATAAAACCTTGCTCCGTCTTTGTAGTCATCTTCTTCAAGCAAGATTGAAGTTCCAAATACCCCTGAAGCTTTATAGCTAGGGTTTATCTGGAAGTAGAAGTTACTGTTGTTTAACATATGATAAATCTCAGCCTCTATGTCCTGTAAATAGTTGGCTATCGGCTTAGATTCCATAAGGGCTGGGTTCTTGGTTCTAAGGTTAAACCATTTAGATCCAGGAGGAGTCAAGTAACTCATAAAGCCTGAGGCCAATACATCGGCCGCTTCTAAGGAAGTTGTATCCCATAGGTCAGTGAAATCTAACTCAGTGCCTGAATAATAAGCCCTATTGATGTTCTCTGACTCTACATAAAAGTAATCATGTAAAGATTGCCAATAGCTTTCAAAGTTGCTTCTTGAGCCTACTACATCACCATTTTTGTCAATGACTTCCTCCGCTCTAGATTTAGGCGACGTCAGCTTCTTTTCTTTAGTAAGATCTTTTGTTTGCATCGTTGACTCCTATAATTTCCTTATAAATTGCATCTCAAGTGGGTTAAAACCTAACCTATTATAAAGTGTTATCATCCTATCAAAGTTATTGTTAAAAACACACGCTGTTGTTATTAAATTAAATCCTTGTGCTTTCAACCTCTTCATTATCTCTTTAAAGAACATTACTGAATACCTACGATGCTCTGGCAAAACATACCAGATCATTACTTGGAACACACTGTCTTTTCCTGTTAGCGCCTTGAATCTGAATCCTCCTAACACACCTACAAGTTGATCTTCTATTTCTAATAACCATATTGTATCCTTGTATGGAATAAAGGTTGAGTAAGTTTCCTCCTCACTAAAGACACTAAAATTTTCAAGTCCACCCTCCTTAAAACCTTTCTTAATAAAGCCAATAACTTTATCTTTGTGGCTGTCTTGATACGAGATTATCCTAAGCCTAATAAAGACCTCTTGGTTATTTGCGCCTGCCCACCTATGCCTAAGGGAGAAGTATAAATTGATTTACTTCTGCTGCTAGCCATTCTCTTTTTGCTTATTACTGCCTCTGCCTGTTTGGCAGCGTCTGCTAACTTTGGTGTTGCTGGCATCCCAGGCATTTCAGGGGCTCCTGGTGAAAAAGCGCCTGATGCTGCTGCTGCTGATGCTGCAGTTGCTACTATTGCTGTTCCACCTAAGGCTGCTGAACCTCCTAACCATGTGCCTACTGTTGCTGCGAACGGTATAAAAGCCATTATTTTACTCCTCCTATCTTGAATAAATCCCCTTCTGCTGAATATGCTGGTTGGCTATAATACTGTGCACTTTGCTCATATTTAACTTCTCCAACCAAAGCTACTGCCATTATCAAGGCATCTGCAAGGTTAGGAGACTTAATCCCATCTTTACGCATTAGGTCTTTGGATATTAACCTTTTCCTTTGATAGTTATCATATCCATAGCGTAGAGTCAATAGTTCTTTTATTAAATCATCAAATGGAATACACAAATGCCCTTTCTGTATCATGTCTTTTAGCTTATATACTGCTTGTGTTCTAACATTTGCATAGTATGGATCGTCTTTAAAGCCTATTGGGAGGTTTCTAAAGCCCTCAAACGACTTGTAGCCTCGGCCTTCTCTAAGAGAGTCAAGAGGCCCTGCCCCTAAACCGTCTGCATCTATATTACTTTTAGTTAGCTCAAGTTCTCTTGATGTAGTTAAAATGCGTCCAGTTGTATAGTTCAAGTCTTTCTTATCCCACTCATCACAATGGACAACTTCCCAATGTAATGCTCCCATCTGTTGTATTGCTACACAAGCTGATTTATCATCTCCAAATCTAGCGATATCAAATCCACCTAGCCTTAGGCCGTAGCTAGGCCTGAGAGGGTATTTGGCCTTCTTTGCCTCTTGCAATTCACTGTGGCCGAACACAACATCCTCTGACTTATCTAATGGAATGCCTAGCCAGATATGGTTGTAATCTTGCATGCTCTTCTTTTTGCACTCCTCAGCCTCTTTGATTAGCGCTTGGGTGCAAAACTTATTATCAAAATAGTCTAAGTGGATATGCAAACAATCATCTCTATGAGCAAACATCTCATATACTGGGTCATCTGCAACGTGCCTGTTCATTGTAAAAAATATCTTAGCGTTTTCTTTTCTTATGGTAGGTATCAATACATCTAGTGTTTGTTTAGTAAGGGCCTGGGCTTCATCTATCCATGGGATATCAACTCCTTCCATCCCTTGGATATTAAAAGCACCCTGTTCTCTAAAGCCTCTGAAGTTAATAGTAGAATCTTTCTCTTTATGGTTTATCTTTGTGGAGAACACTTCATAGTGCAGCTGAAACTTTCTAATCAAATCAGCCATTAGAGAATACACAGACTCATTAATGCTCTTCTGTATTTCTCTTCCGCACACAACTCTAAGATTATATCTTTCGCAAAGGTAAAGTATAAGCCTCGCTACTGCGTGGCTCTTACCTCCACCTCTTCCACCTTCAATCAAAAAGTATCTATACTTATCAAGATCTCTAATGATAGGATGAAGCTTCTCTGGAATATTAAGTATTTCTGGAAGTTTTACCAAAGTATCAGTTGCCAACGTCATACTCCTTTACTCTGTTCCCTTGCTCTGTGTGAATTAGTATATCACCCATCTTAGTAAAGCTCACTTCTCCTGAATGTTCCAAACTAGTTGGCATGTTCTTTACTACCAGCTTACAAGCTATCTCTACTTTTTCTTTCTTTGGAACATTAACATCACAGAGTTGCTCGTATATTATCTCCCACGCTTTGTCAATTATCTTTAAGCGCTTCTCTTCATCTGTTGTGCTTTTCCTTCCACTTCTTCCCTTTACACCTGCCATAAAACTCCTTTTTAAAATCCTAAGCTATTTAGCACTAATTAGTTACAGCTTTTTTGTATAATCCCCAAGGCTGACATTTCCTACAATGGCCTATGAACCTGCTCCACTCTATTCCACATCCGCTGCATAGCCATGTCAATTTTCTTTTTAATACTACCTTAGTCTCTGTGGTTTGTATATCAATTTTCATTTACTCTAGAATTACAGTCAGCAACACCACACTCATATTCCGAAAACCTTCTGCAAGTTTCACACTTTATATCTCTATTTACACAATCAAATTTTAAACAAACGCTTTTCCAATTATCCCTGTGCTTAGGGTGTTCCCATCTATATGCATGCTTTTTGGTTGTCGGCATTATTTTTTCTTTTTTCTTTTCTTTGGATTATTACGATTGGAGGACAACTTTTTCTTGGAAATGGAAGCTGAGTGTATAATTGATTTTTTCATATTAGCGCAGGGCAGGAGTAATTAACTCCCACCCCAATTTTTTCTCACTTCGGCGAAGAGTTTTTTTAACAAGGCCTCTCTCCTAACCTTCGGGTAAGGGTATTCTACCTAAGTAAGATATTTTTCAATGCACATTAAAAGAACAATTATGTTGTGACAAGCCTACCAGGAGTGTTCGTAATCAGCCTGTCTTTATCTTTGTAATCCGATGACAGAGCGTAAGAGTAATTGTAAAATCCAAATTCATTGTTGAAATCAACACAGGAGTAACAGAGGCGATTGTGTATCCCCTTACTTTTGAACTTATGGCCACACTTTAAACAAATGCGTTTCATAATTTCACTCCTTACAAGATTATTATTGGGCAGAATTTTCTAAGTGTCAACAATTTTTTTAACTAAATATAAATAAATCAATACAGTATAATATTTTTCCTAAATAAAATACATACGAAAAGTCTTGACATTTGAAATTTTTTAAGGCATAATAAACTCGTGGAGTTAAAGTGGAGAAAAATAATCACAACTAAAAATCACATTACACATGCCTAAGAGATTTACTGAAACCACAAAGTGGGAAGATCCTTGGTATCGAAAACTGTCAAGTAAGCACAAATCACTTTGGCACTACATATGCGACAAATGTGATAACGCAGGTGTTTGGAAAATAGATTACGAGATGGCCTCGTTTTATCTAAGGGAGGATGTCGGCCCAAAAGACTTAGATGCCATCAATGGTGGTAAAAAAAGAGTTTTGGTTGAAAAACAGTATTTAATAGTGGTTGATTTCATTCCATTTCAAATTGGAAATTTAAAAAACAAAAACCTAACAAATTTGCAAAAGAATTGTTCCAACCTTTTAAATTCTTATAACCAAAAAGGTCTTGAATTTGTTAAACATTTACATGTAACGTTCAACAAAACTACATGTAAGCTAAAGGTAAAAGGTAAAGTTAAAGGTAAAGTTAAGGTTAAAAAAGAAAAAGAGTTAATCAATAATCAAAATAAAGATTTTATATCAATAATAAAAAATAATAAAGCATATACCGGAATCAATATAGACAGGGAAATTGGTAAAATGGAGGTGTGGCTTTCGCTGCATCCCGGAAGGAAACTAACTAAAAAATTTGTTGTGAATTGGCTTAATAAAATAGACACCCCTATCACAATACCAAAGAAAACTTCTATAAAAGAGCCTGAGGCTAAAATTGTTAGACCTGATTATAGCCCAGAAGGGCAAAAGAAAGTAAGAGATTTAATAAATGGTATAGGCAAGGAGGTCAAATTTGAGAGAGATTAAGTTTAGAGCTTGGGATAAGAAAGCGAAAATTATGTTGTATAGTTTCCTTATAAACTCCAAAGGTGATACTTTTATTATAAAAGACATTGAGCAATATGAACCAAATGTGTTCAATGCTGAAATTCCATCAATAGAAAGTGTAGTTGTTATGCAATACACAGGACTCAAGGATAAGAATGGAAAAGAGATATATGAGGGGGATGTAGTCAAATATTGTAATAGAACTCATGTTGTGGAATATATATATGGGATGTTTACTATTAAAAAATTTATTAGAAGCAATGAAAAAGAATTAGTTCAATTACCTGTAAAAGATTTTGCTTGGGGAGAACTTGAAGTCATCGGTAACATATGTGAGAACCCAGAGTTAATCAAGGAGGTAAAATGAGTGACCAGGGGAAATTTCTTAGCGTTTTAGACGAAGCAGCTTTACTCAGAGAAAAGAAAAATGCAGACTATGGGGCTAGCTGGCGCCAACATGGAGAATATGGTTTAGTTGTCAGATTAACAGATAAAATGAATAGACTTAATTCTCTAGTAAAATTAAACAATAGACCACAGGTGGAAGAGCCAATTAGAGATACAGCTATTGACATTATAAACTATGCTGCTATGCTAGTAATGTTGATAGACGAAAAGGATAAGGGTTAATATGATGATATATACAACGCTTGGAAGGCCCAAACCAACAGAAATGACACTAAAGCTAAGGCTTGACAGCCTACGAGATGCCACTGGTATAAAAAGCTGTATAATTATCATGCTCAAAGAAATGAAAATAAAGCCCAAAAGTTATAAGTTTACTATTAAAAAGATAGGTGCAAAATGAAAGTTTTAGTAGCACACCTTTACCCTTGGCATTTTAGCACTGGCTCAATGATGGCAAGCACAAGGATAGCTAACTATCTAGTGGAACATTTCAACGCAACTTTAATGACTGGTGTTGACACTGACATTGTTATGGACAGGTGGGATCTAGTTATATATGTTAACTGCCCTTTATTCTCTGATATTAAGATAGCTAACGCGCATTGGCACTTTTCATTTATAGCGCAAAAGGCCAAAAGATTTATATTTGTTAACAATGATTATAGTTTACCTATAAAATCTTGTCTTTTCTATGTTTCTAAATACTTAGAGTTAGAAAAACCAGAAGCAATAGCTTGGTCTACTGTTAATAGGTTAGTAGATAGAAGCTCAGAACTAAGTTCTTATGTAAACTGGAACCTACTTACATATGAACCCATTGAACCTGTTGAAAATCCTAAGCAAAGAATCTTATACTATGGGGCATTAAGGCAAGACAGAATAGAAATGTTTAAGAAATATCTGTTCTCTCCGATGTTGCCAGTTGATATTAGTTGTTCTAAGGCTTTGCAAAAGAAGTTTAAAGCCATAGCGCCAAATGCCAACACAATAGACAAGTTTCCAAGTTTAATAGATAACATAAAACATTGGGCTGCGACTGTATATCTTGAAGATAGATACTCAACTAGAAACTATTGTTCTCCAGCTAATAGATTTTATGAGGCCCTATCCGCAGGAATATGTCAGTTTTTCAGTGAAGAGTCTATTGGAACTATGGAAAGGGCAGGCTATGATGTTACACCCTATGTAGTAAGAAGCGCTGATGATTTATATTCTAAACTTCCACATGCCAAAGAATTTGCAGCTGAACAGGCTAAGCTATGGAGAAGAGATTATTTGGCAGAATTAAGAACACAAGTATTTAATGCTTTTGACAAAATCAAAAACAAAATAGGAGGATAGATGGATTATTTTCAGCTATTAAAACACATTTCCGATACTGGTATAGAAACAAGCCCTAGAGGAATAAAAACAAAAGAAGTTCTTAACGCTCACCTTACAATAGATAATTATAACTTCTTTGCTGTTCCACCTGATAGGCCCCTAGAGAAAGTTTCTAGATACCTTTACGGAGAACTAGCTTGGTATTTTTCCGGCAGCTGTTTTGTGGCTGACATTGCTCCATATTCAAAGTTTTGGGAAAAGATAGCAAATGATAAAGGCATAGTTAACTCTAACTATGGTTATCTAGTATTCTACAAAGTAACCAAAAATGGCTATACACCATATAGCTGGGCCAAAGAACAGCTGTTGAGAGATCCAAACTCTAGGCAAGCAATAATACTTTATAACGACAAGGACGGATATTACTCAGGAAACAAAGACTTTATCTGCACTCAGTTGCAACATTTCTTTATAAGAGATAATAAACTGCATAGCTTTATTTACTTAAGATCTTCAGACGCAATCTTGGGCCTAACCTATGATATCCCTTGGTGGTCTGTGGTGCAACAGAACTTAGCGCATGAACTTAATGTAGAAGTTGGAAAGCTTGAAGTTACAATAGGCTCGGCTCATTTTTATGAGAACAAGTATGAACTTGTTAAAACCATCATAGAGTCTGAAAACAAAGAAAAATACTTTGTAAAGTTGTTACAACCAATTAAGCTTGATTTAGTAATGCGTGGCTATGAAAACTTAATGGACAAATTTATTGATGTAAGGAGAGTCTAATGAAAAAGCATGAATACATTTGTAATATTTGTGAAGTTGTTAAAAACAAATCAACTTGCGGTCGCTCCCCAGTGGGAACTGTTCTTGTCAACGAAGATTACGAAATAATTTCAACAGGATATAATGGCCCTGTCAGAGGCCAACCCAACTGTGAAGAGGAAGGGCATCTCATGCGAGAAGGACACTGTGTAAGAACTGTCCACTCTGAAGTAAACGCAGTTGCACAATGCGCAAGGGCTGGAAAATCCTGTCGCAATTCCATCGCATATGTTACTTACGTGCCATGTGAACCTTGTGCAAAACTTTTAATTCAAGCCGGAATTAAAAAAATTTATGCAAAACAAATCCGTTATGTTGAAGGTTTAAACTTGCTGAGAAAATGTAATGTTGAAGTTTATAATTGGGAAGAAAAAATTTTTGATGAAAACATCCAGAGAACATAGAGCCAAAACTATAAAAATAAATCTTGACATTTGAATCAAACTGATAAATAATAAAGTTTGTGGAGATTAAAGTGGAGAAACAAATTTACAAAAATATTGTCGGAAGCAAATGTCGCAGGTTGGGATTCCTTCTGCAGGAGTTCCTCTCCACGCCTGTGACCGCTTTGCTTCCACCTTTAGTGGAGGAGGTGCATAATGGACAGGAACAAGTTTATGGCTGAACAAGAGGAAAAAGATTTGCAAGATCTTTGTCTGGAAACACACAAAACCGTTGAACAAATAGTTCAAAAGATCACAAATGAGAACGGCATTTGTATAACATTGGCACAAACAAATATCAGCGTAGATTAGGAGATATATATGAATGATATTATTAGAGAAAAAATCAAAGATTTAGAATGGCAAAGAGATTACCATATCCAAAAGCTAGCTGAAACAAAAGTTATGTTAGAAGCAATGAAAAGTACGTATGCAATGGGAGAGAAAAAATGAAAGTAAAGCTTAAAACAGTAAATATTAAAGGAAAAGAATATGTAGAAGTATCAACAAGGGTAACATATTTTAATGAAGCTTACCCTAAGGGTGCTATAACAACAGAGATAATAACACACCAGAATGGTATAATTCTTATGAAAGCCATAGCTATTCCTGACACAGAAAAACCGGAAAGGGCTTTTACTGCATATGCGCAAGAAGAAAAAGGTAAGGGGCTAGTAAACGCCTTATCATACGTTGAAAACTGTGAAACTTCGGCCGTAGGAAGAGTTTTAGGGTTTATGGGAATAGGTTCAGAAACTTCAATAGCAACTGCTGAGGAGGTAAGGAATTCAAACACCACCAAGGCTACAGAAACAGATGAAATAAAAGAACCAGAGGCAAAACCCAAAGCTTCCGGCGACCAAAAGGAAAAGCCCCTTCAGGTGCGTTTTAAGGACGCCTTTGATAACTTGGGTGAAAAGAAGTATAAAGAAATTTTAGGAAAGTTTGGTTATAAAAGCGCTAGCGACATTATTGAAGAACTAACTGCTAAAAAGGTTCTTCTTGAAATGGAAGTGGAGAGTATCACAAATGAGCAATAGCAAATTCCTTAAGGATAGACAATTTGATGTTGAGTTTGACGAGAAAACGCACATCTACAAAATTAATGGCACAAAGTGTGTAAGTGTTACCCAGCTATTAGGAGATATGGGCTTTAATGATTA